TCTCCAACACGAGAGCAGGTCTATATCAATGGTGCTTTGCAGCAACGTGGTGTTGATTACGCTGCTGATAATGGTACGAGTGTTGTCTTCACTGTTGGTCTTACTGTTGGTGGTGTTGTTGACATTATTTGTGTTAACAACTTAACTAATAGTTCGGTTAGTAATGCTGGTAATATCACCTATAGTGGTCAGTTTAGTGGCCAGACTGCTAGGACTGTTGCAGCTAAGCTTGGTGAAGTAGTCTCTGTTCTTGATTTTGGGGCGGATCCTACTGGTCAGACAAATAGTGCGACTGCGATTCAAGCTGCAATTAACACCGGCAAGTCTGTATTTCTCCCTAATGGTGTGTACAAGCTGGGAGCACCTCTAACGCTGTCAACTGTTGGTCAACGATTATTTGGTGAAAGCTCTCAAAACACTTATTTGACCGGAGGATTGAACCACGACCAAGTTCGTATTGCAGCATCTCATTGTGAAGTTGACCACATCCACTTCAGGCCAGACGGAGCATCAGCTGCATCACCTCCAGCCTTTGCACCAATAAGAATTTATGCTGCACTAGCGCATGTCCATGACAATCGGTTCCTGTCCCCTGTTTCAGGTAGTGGTACTGCCATATACATGGATGACGTCAATCCAGCAACAAGTGCTGTAGTGGCAGGAGCTTATAACCACACTATTTCTGAGAACCGCATTGGGGCTGGTGGCTATGAGTGGAAAACAGCTATCTACGCTTATAACAATAACAACGGTCAGCAAGCAACTAAGATTCAAAACAACCAGATCATAGCTAATACTGGTATCTTTATTGAAAAAGGTGGCGGTAACTATATTGTAGGTAACTTACTGCAATCTCATACTGGAACATATGGATCACCTGTTGGTACTGGTATTTTCTTCAATGCCAATGTCTTAGGAGAAACAGTTACTGGTAATTACATTGAGCGCTACGAATATGGTATAGCAACTGGTAGGGCACCTGATCAGTATATTGCTTACAACGCCTATGGTAATCACTATGACCACGTAACGAATACAGTTTATTCTCTAAATACTGGAAATTACGCTTACTTTGATGAGTTTGCTCGTTATCACTATATCAATACGTGGCAGCATCGGTATGATAGCCAAGATAACTATAAACTTTTTAATCGGGAAGGGATAGAAGTCTTAAATGTTAACCGTGCATCAGCCGCTGTTGAACCCAAGGTATTGGCTTTTAATACTTATCAAAGCTTGTCTTACCCTGGTAACGGTACAACGCAAACTCCAACATCAAGTTTCTGTGAAATTACAGGCGGTGGATCCTCTCGCACTGGCTGCTTTTTGGGTAATGGTAGTCGGCCTGGCCAAATTCTTTACCTGCGTGGAGCCACATGGCCTGTAGAAATCCTCAACAACCCTGGTGGTACACAGAACATTATGTTCAATGGCAGCGCCGCTTCTGCCACCTTTGGAAGCAGCGCCGGGCAAATTCAAATGATGCAACTTATTTGGGATGGCGGTTATGGCAGCGGTCGTTGGTTTGAAGTTTCTCGTACTGTGATCTAACTTAAATGACAAAAACACGTGACTTAGCCGACCTTGGTGGAGGTTTCATCCAGGCTGGTACTGGTGCTGTGCAGCGCACCGTTGAATCAAAGCTGCAAGATTCGGTAAGTGTGTTGGATTTTATTCCACAAAGTGAACATGCTGCTATTAAGGCTGGGACAAGTACTTACGACGCTACTGCTGCTATTCAGGCTGCCATTAATGCCGCTCCACGAGTTTATTTACCGCCTGGAGTATACAATGTTAGCGCAGTAACTGGTATAACTGTAAATACTGGTACTTCTATAATTGGTAGTGGAAAAAATAAAACAATTCTACTTGCTAGTGCCGGTGGTGGGACGCTTGCAAATCTTACTAATTATGTACAAGGTTCCGTAATTAAACGCGCATTTAATCCAGCTGGTACCAACAGTTACGTTAATGAGTGCTATTTTGTTGACTTCTCTATCGTTCTTACACATCCTACATCTTCAGTAACTACCACTGCAATTCAGATTGGCTTAGATCTTAGGAATATTACTAGGTCAGTGGTTGAAAGGGTTCACGTTGGAAACATCCCACCAGTGGGTGGTCCTATAACGCGATCCTTTACTTCTAATTATGAAGTTCAAGGGTATGGCATTGTTCTCGGAACTGTGTCCTCCGGTTCTTCATCCTATGCCGGAGGAGAAGTCAACACTCTTAGAGATTGTTCCGTATGGGGTACCTATAAAGCTATTGTGCAAGATGATGGTAATATCTCTCCTACTTCAGCTGCGCTTGCAACAACAGTAGTAACTTGCGATATTCAATCAATGCACCATGGTCTTGTACAGGAATCCCAATATGGGGCTGGTTATTTTTGGAGAGATAATGTAATTCAAAACATCAAGAAACAACCTGGAGATACATCTGATTCATTTGCTATTAGATGTGAAGGTTATAATAACGAAATGTCCGGAACTTATCTTGAAGCAAGTTCAGGCGTTAATTACCTACTTTATCTTGGTGCATCTTCAAAAAATAACGTTTTTCGTCTATCATATTACTCTGCAACTACCACTGCTAGTATCACTGATGCTGGTACTCAAAATCAAATCTTTTACTTCAAGAATACTGGCAGTATTGCCGGCGGAGTGGATAGTGAGGGTGTTCCCGTACAACTTTATAATGGAGTATTTGATAGGGAGTTACAAAGATCTTGGGTTAAATTTTACTGGAATGGTAGCGCAATAGTAATTGATGGTAGTGATGGTGTTAGCTCAGTTACTCGCACCGGTACTGGTGATTACACAATTACATGGCAGAAAGTATTCCCAAGTGCAAACTATTCTATGAGTATCTTGTTGGATACAAACGCTTCAGGGCATCCAGGTTTCGTTACTGTTGGATCACACTCCAGCAGTAATACACGCATTTATACGTACGGCCAACTTGGAGCAACAACCACACAATTAGATCCACGTTATGTTTGGGTACGAGCTGAACTATGACTTTAATTATTGCTTATCAATTTGAAGATAAAGTTGCAATTATGACTCCAGCTGAAGGTCTTGATATTACTGATGTAGCTAAAAAGGATGTACCGACTGGCTGCCCTTATATTATTACCGATCCTTCTAAAGTTGATTCCATTGACTTTACAAAGCCTGATGGAGTAGGGAGCAATTAATCCTACACGCACAACGTAAACTCAAATGATCACCATCTTAGGCATCAAAGTGTCCTATGAGACGCTTGCCTTTTTCGGCCTTTTTATCGCTTCTGAATACCTTGGTATGACTAAGAAGCGCCGCTCTAATAGCGTCACTCAAGCCATCACTATGGCTGCTGCTTATTTCAGCAAAACACGTACTGAAGATGACACAGTGCGTCGTATTCGTCGTGCCTTTAGAGGAAAACAATAAATGCTTAAACGCTGCACAAAGTGTGGCGAAGAAAAAGATTTAAATAGCTTTCCTAATGAGCGTCGCAGCTCTGATGGAGTCACTGCAAGATGTAAATCCTGTACAAGTGAGTACCAAAAGTTATGGCGTGAGCAAAAGGGAGGAAACCTATACGACCGAACAATTCGGTATAAGATTTCTCCACAGGAATATGAAGAGCTACTGGATGAGCAGCTTAACTGCTGTGCATGTTGTGGCTCTTCTGATCCAAAGCGTAAGGCTGGTTTTGTAATTGACCACGATCATGATACTGGAAGTATTCGTGGTTTACTTTGCCATAACTGCAATATTGGAATAGGTCTGCTTGGTGACAACCTAAGCGGACTGCAAACGGCTGTTAATTATCTTCGCAAACACTATGACAATACTTAAGGTCGTCCAATACTATCCTCAACTTGATTCAGCTACGCAGCACGGAGATCGAATGTGCTTTAGCTCCACGTGTGCTATGGCTATCAAGTATCTCCTACCTGATGCGCTAAAGGGTAGTAATGCTGATGATGACTACCTCCGTACAGTGCTGAAGTACGGAGACACTACTTCCTCTATAAGTCAAATTAAAGCCTGTCAGCAGTATGGTGTCTTTGCTTCCTTCTACACCAATGGCACACGTCAGAGCCTTATTAACGAACTTAAAAACGGCTATCCCGTAGCTACAGGTATCCTCCACAAAGGACATGTCTCTAACCCCGTTGGTGGTGGCCATTGGATGCTGCTCATTGGTAATACCGGAGAGCATGGTGTATTTCATGATCCATACGGTGAGATGGATAACGTTAACGGTGGCTATGTCACCATTGGCTCTGGTGGTAAAGATGTTAGTTACTCTTGGAAGAACTGGCTGCCTCGTTGGGAAGTAGAAGGACAAGGTACTGGCTGGTTTATGACCTTCCGACCTACCAATACACCACAACCACTAACTCCCGTAGAGAACACCTGGGAGGGAGTTATCACTGCCGCTAAAGCAGCTGGAGCTAAGTTTCCAGAAGTTGTAGCGGCTCAGTGGGCATTAGAAAGTGGTTGGGGTGAGCACACCTCTGGTAAGAACAACTACTTCGGTCTCAAGGGTTCTGGTTCTGAACGTGAAACCAAAGAGTTTATCAACGGTCAATGGGTCACCATTAAGGCAGGTTTTATTGACTTCCCTGATCTACAAACCTGTGTGTCTTACCTTGTAGACCGCTGGTACCGAGATTATCAACGTCATAAAGGCGTTAACCGGGCAACATCTACTGAAGAATGTGCTAGTCTACTTGTAACTGAAGGGTACGCCACCGATCCTCAGTATGCCGAAAAATTAATTCGACTAATGAAAGAAAATGGCTAGTACTACTTACAATATTGTACCTGGTAGATTTGAAAAACAACTACCTGTAGCAACAAAAGTTCACTTTAAAAGCTCAGCAAATAGCACTAACCCTACACTTGTTAAGCCTAGCCCTGGTGCTATTTTTAACATGATTATCCATAATACCCATGGCGGTGGTGGTAGCGGTAGTGCCATTACAATTAGACTGTATAATAAAGCTACTGCACCTGTTGTTGGTACAGATATACCTATGGCTATCATTCATGTACCTTCACATGAGTCAAAAGAAGTTAACTTTACTAGCGGTATCACTTTTACCGATGGTATTGCTTACTCTATCACGGCAGGAGATACGTTGCTAGATGCAACTGTCGTTGATGCAGACGGTGTTCAGGTCTATATGGGGTACATGTAATGATTGAAACTGCTATTGCTGGAGCTATTTCTCTAGTTATTGGTGTTAGCGGTGGTGTACTCGCTGTTAGTTCTAAATCTAACTCACGTATGGATGATATCGACAAACGTATTGACTCCATTGAGCTAAGGTTTGCTGAAAAATACGTACCACGCCAAGAACTAGCTACTGCTTTACAGAAAATGGAGGATCACATGATCCGTATTGAGAACAAATTAGACCAAATCGTATTGAGAAATGGCTAACAAAAAGGCAACTGAGGACATGTTTAACGAGCTTCATAACCTTGTTACCACTGAATTCCTCAAGCGTATTAAATCTGGAGAGGCAACTGCACAAGAACTTAAAGCAGCTTGTGATTGGCTTTCTAAAAACGATATTAGTGGTGTTGCCTATGATGGTAATCCACTTGAGAAACTGGCTAATGTGCTGCCACAGATAGACCCCGAACTGGTACAACGGAGACTGTATGGCAAGTCGTACGTCTGACTACTACAAAAAGAATCCCAAAGCACGCGCTAAGCGTCTAAAGCAACAAGCCCGTTACAATCGACAATCCCTGCAAATCGAGAAACGTGTTGAACTTAATCGTGAAAA